TGCAATAGTAAACATAATGGCAGCCACAATACTGCATAACAAATTTGATACTGTGAAATTCTTAATATTTGATGCTAAGCAACAGGATTATGCTGTAAGGCATTTAAGTAAAAAAATAAATTAAGGAGGAATCTGAAAATGACAGATTTAGTAAAGAAAGAAAATCAAGCGATGATGGATTCAATAAGTGGTGCACCATTAGGATTTGAAGACGATAATGAAGGCGATATGATTATACCTAGGATAAAGGTTATCAATGCGCTTAGCCCAGAGAGGAAAGATAAGTTAGCTGATGAGGGAGATATAGTAAACTCACTAACCACAGAGAAACTAAATGGCAAAGTATTCATACCTGTGTTTAAGTTCAACTCTAATATTGAGTGGAAAGATAGAGCAGAGGGAGGAGGAATACACTGCCATGCTAGGGATGGTAAGAGAGGTTTCAAGTCAGACGGTACCTCAATGATGTGCGCGCAGTGTAGACGTAATGCATTCGATAATACAAAAACAGGCAGGGAAGCTATTCCTAAATGTACAAAATACATCAACTTTTTTGGATTCATGCAAGGAGAAAGAATGCCAATTATACTAAGCTTCTCAAAGACTAACTACAATGAAGGTAGAAAACTATATAGCCTAGCAAGAGTGTCAATGCAAAATATGTGGAACCATGGTTATACGTTGGACTCTAAGCTAATGGCTAAAGGTGGAAACGAATGGTATAATATTGTAGTTGCAGCTGCAGGGCCAACTTCAGATGAAGACAGAGCCTTTGGAATGGAGCTATTCAAAGTATTCAGGCACTCTAACTTAGTATATGATTTAGATGATGCCAGCGCTTCCGTGTCTCATGCGTCCCAGGAGGAGATCGACTCAGTCGAGTTTTAATGAAAGATTAGGGAGGCTGCTGGCCTCCCTAATTTTTTCTAACAAGGGGGATGAGGAAGATTAACTGGAAGGATTATCGCAACAGAATTTTAGCAGAGATTGACAACGAAGCATTCTTTCTAAGTGAATTAAAGAATGTACATCGACGCGGTAGCGAATTGAAGGCAGAATGTCCGTTTAAAGAACTACACGCAAATCAAACAGACAATACCCCCTCTTTCACCGTTAACGTAGTAAAGGGGGTTTATTACTGCCAAACGTGTCATAGCAAAGGAAACGTCCATACCCTCTACAAGACATTGTACGGGCTATCCAGTGAGGAAGCATGGTTTGAACTGGGCGATGCGCTGCGCATTCCCAGACCAGATAGTACAAAGCCTACAAGACCTGACATCGATATAGGCTTAGTATCTGAGTACCATCAAGCTTTGATGAATCTAACAGGACCTATAAGAACAGTATTACGTGAGCGAAGGGGCCTTACTGATGAGACACTCAAGCATTTCCAGATAGGATGGGATGGGGAAAGAATAACAATACCAATATATGATGAATTCAACACTCTGGTAAACTTTAGAAGATACAAATGGAATTCGTATGAAGACCAATATAAAGTAACTAACTATGAAGATGAATTAGGGAATACGTATGGTGAAGTCAGGATATTTGGCATTGAAAACTTAATTGATGAAGATATAGAATACGTAGTATGGTGCGAAGGTGAAATGGACCGCATTATCAATGAACAATATGGATTCCCTTCAGCATGTCCTACCAGTGGTGCAGGTACATGGCGACCAGAGTGGACCAAGTATTTCAGAAATAAGAAGCGTGTTTATATAGCACAAGATAATGACGAAGCTGGAAGAAGAGCTACGCAAAAGATTTGTGAAAAGCTATTTAGAGTTGTAGATGTATATGTAGTACAGTGGCCAGACGATTTCCCAGAAAAAGGAGACATAACGGATTTTTACACAAAAGCTGGTCAATCAGCAGAGGACTTCCAGAAGCTACTCGATAATGCTGTGAAGTATATAGACCCTTCTCAAAAAGTAAACTTAGCGGACGAAACAGAAGCTAAGGAAGTTCATCTAGCTGATTCAGCTAATGCAGAATTATTTGGCACAAGGATTAGAGTACCAGTTATGATTTCAGGGAAAGACACAACACCATACATGTGCCCTGAAGTAATCAAGGGATACTGTGGTGATGCGGCAGATGCAGATAATAAAAAGTGTAGTAGTTGTTATTTAGCTACAATGGCTGGTGAATATACAGTAACGCTTGGCGCTACAAATAAGGATACTATGAAACTTATCAAATGTACTGAAACACAACAGGAAGCAGTTATAAAAGAGATATTAGGTATCAACAAGTCATGTCCAAAAGCAAGGATAACAATTGAAAAGTACATGAATATAGAAGAGATTCGTATGATACCAAAGGCTGAAGCAAACTTCGGTTTCGCAAAGGAACATGAGTATGTAGTTAGAACTGGATATTATATAGGTAAAAGTCTTAAGACTAATGAGAGATATACATTAGTTGGGTATATGTATCCTGAGCCACAGACACAGTACGCAACATATTTGTTTGACAAAGCATATCCTGAGAAGAATATGATTAACGACTTTGAGATGAGTGACGATATTTATGAGATGCTAAAGATATTTCAGGTTAAGGACGGACAAACGATTGAGGACAAGTTCAATGAAATACACAGAGACTTGGAGAGAAACGTTACTAGAGTGTGGGAGCGCCGCGATGTAAGTATAGCAATAGATTTAGTATACCATACGGTACTAAATTTCTATTTCCAAGAGCAATTTATAAACAGAGGCTGGGGAGAACTGTTAATCATCGGAGACTCAGGCCAGGCTAAAACTACACTCGTAGAAAGACTAATGAACCATTACAAACTAGGTGAGCTGTACTCTGGTGAATCTTCAAGGCGTACAGGTCTAGTATATAATATGCAACAGAACAATAAGAGGTGGTTCTTAGTATGGGGAGCCTTCCCACTGAATGATGGAGGACTGATAGCTATAGACGAGCTATCAGGTCTTAGTGAAGAAGACTTAGCACAGATGTCCGACGTGCGTTCATCAGGTATTGCAAAAACTACAGGAGTTATAACAGCTGAGACCACAGCACGTACTAGGGCCATCTATATATCTAACCCCAGGAATGGTAGACAACTTAATTCTGAGACCTATGGTGTTATGTCTATACTAAAGTTGTTTGGTAAAGCAGAAGATGTTAGAAGGTTAGACTTAGCTATTGCAGTAGCGTCTGGAGACGTCAATCCATCACTAGTTAATAGAAGTCTAGACGATATACCTGCAGTACCTCACATATACACATCAGACCATTATAATATGAGAGTGCTGTGGGCGTGGAGCCGCAGGCCTGAGCATATTAAGTTTGAGGACGATGCTGTTGCTACAATATTAAAGTTAGCAACACAGATGGGTAAAAAGTATACTTCTAGGGTGCCTTTGGTCGAGGCGGCCGACCAACGTATTAAGATTGCTAGGTTATCAATAGCGTGTGCGTGTTGCGTATTTTCAACTACAGATGGAGAGGACGTTGTAGTTAAGAAAGAACATGTAGAGTTTGTAGTTAATTTCTTGGATAGAATCTACAGCACCAAGAGCATGGGTTATGATAAATTAAGTGAACAAGAAAGAGTTAACACTGACTCCTCAGAAGCTAATATAGCTAAGTTACGTGCAGCATTTGCATTATTGCCTCTACAGGACTTTAATGAAACTGTTAAGACGCTATATCAATTGCCATACTTTAACAGGTTTACTCTGGAAGACTACACAGGCTTACCAAGGGATGACCTGAGATTGTTATTGAAATTCTTGACTAATAATCATCTGGTGGAACGTGTGAGAAGCGACTACAGAAGAATGCCTATCGGAACAGAGTTCCTGGAGCATTGTATAGAGAAGCCGTTCACACCTGATGAAATAGACAGGGCTAGAAAAAATTATTACTCAGCAGCTGAATATTAAAGGAGGAATAAATAATGGATGTATTAAAATATCTTACCAATTGTACCATTTTATCTACGGTCACTCAGGAGGAAGATGAGAATGAGTGGTTAGCAAATAGGACCAAGGGTATTGGTGGTTCTGATGTCGGTGCTATATGTGGAGTCAATAAGTACTCAAGCGCTAGATTGGTTTACCTTAAGAAGACTGGACAGTATCAAGACAGTGAAGATGAATTTAGTGAGGCTGCGTTAGAGAGAATGCACTTTGGTCGTTTGTTAGAACCTATTGTAGCTAATGAATATGTTAGAAGAACTGGTAACAAGGTTGTAGTAGCCCCAGCGACACTTGCACATAAGGACTATCCATGGGCGATTGCTAATGTTGACAGACTTATAGTAGATGACAAAGGTATTCCATATGGTATATTAGAGTGTAAGACAGCCAGTGAGTATATGGATGATGCTTGGTCAGAGGGTGATATTCCTTTAAGCTATCTATATCAATTAAACTGGTATTTATGGATCACAGGTTTAGAATATGGTGTTATAGCGTGTTTAGTTGGAGGTAACAAGTTTTACCATTATGAAATATGGAGAAACGATGAATTATTGAGAGACGAGATATTACCAAAGGTTGACAGGTTCTGGAACTATCATGTTAAAAACTTAATTGAGCCTGAACTAACTGGAGCAGATGCAGATTCCGAGCTCGTGGCTAATGAAAACTCAGAAGTAATTAAAGGCTCTGAAATAGTTTTAGAGGATGAAACAATAAATGAGCTAGCTGCTACGGTTAAAGAATGCAGAGCAAAGATTAAAGAATTAGAAGCAACTGAGAAGGAAGCAGCTAATAGATTAAAAGAAGTGCTTAAAAATAATGAAATAGGGTATACTAAAGACTATATAATCAAATGGTCACCTAGAAGTCAAAGTAGAGTAGATACTGTAAAATTAAAAGAGAAATATCCAACGGTTTATGAAGATTGTCTCAAGCGGATAAATTTTAGAGTATTTACAGTAAAATAAAAAGGGGGAAAACTTAATATGCTAGACAGAATGTTACAGAAACAAGAGGAATTACAGGAACGCTTAGGATATGACTTCCACAGCATGACACAAGAAGAGATTACTGCATATATAAAAGAATTCAGTATCCATCTGACACAGGAGCTGCATGAACTGTTATATTTATTGCCATACTTCAAACCATGGAAGAATTATAGCACAATGACTATAGAGGAATACGAGACCAGTATGGAAGAGGCAAGAAGAGAATTTATAGATATGTTCCATTTTATGCTCAACATAGCATTGGCATTAAATATGTCAGGCAAAGATATATACGATATGTACATGGAAAAGAACAAAGAAAATCATAAGCGACAAGATGAAGGTTACACACATGATAAAAGTTACAGATAGGAGGTACCGCACATGGCACAACTAAAAGTTATTACTGGAGGCGGAGCTAAGAGCTTTGTCCCCAGCTGTACAGTAACAATGGATGATAGTATCTACAAATTTACAGACTTCGTAACTGTAGGGTGGGATTATAATAAAGGCACTGCAGTTATAATTCAAAACGCAGATGCTATTACATTAGGTTTTGCACACCTAATGATTGCCGAAGCTTTTAAGGATAGCTACAACTCTCTAACAGATGATGAGAGGTCAATAGTGGACGATTCTTTGCCTAGAATTTAGTAAAAAGGGGAATGAATATGAAAAATATCCAAGTATCAGTAATTAATGAGGCACATTCATGTCCCGGTGGTATGATGATGTTTCTAGCTAAATTAACGCAGAGAGGACATCAGATTAAAAATATGGATGATTTGAAACAACTGTATAATGAATCTATGGGGCGACACAAAGCAGCTAAACGCATAGTTAAGATGCCGCATGGAACTATAAAGAGATTTGCCCCGATAACTATAGCGGTTGTAGGTGCTTCTAGGAGATTTCTTGCGCAGGCTAGAACACATCATGTGGGCATTGATTTCGTATCAGCATCACTACAGTACTCAGACTATAGTGAAGATGCACAATTTGTTGTACCTTACGAACTAATTGAATTAGGTACGTCTTATGTACAAGCATATCTTGATTCATGTGCCGAGTCTATGAGGCAATACAAAGCATTTGTAGATGCTGGTGTAGGTAACGATACAGCGGGCTATATGGTGCCGCAGGGTCTAAGAAATATCCTGATAATTCAAGGTAATCATGAAGCATGGCATAACTTTATAAGATTGCGTTCTTGTAATAGAAACACTGTAGAAACACAGTACGTTACAATGTTAATATGGGAAGCACTATTAGAAACAGCAGATGGTAAAGAAATGTTTGCATGGGCTGGTCCTGATTGTTTGCATGGCAAGTGCAGAGAAGGCAATATGAGCTGCAGAAAACCTTGGTCTTACAATAAGCACGCAGCAAACTATGCGACTAAAATACTAGATGAAAAATGGCCTATCATAAGGGGGCTGGAGTAATGAAGGAAGTATGGCAGGAAAACACATAAAGGATATGAATGGAGGTACGTATAATGATTTTAATATTAGTGGGACCCGATTGCTCCGGTAAATCTACGTTAGCTAAACAACTCTCGGCACAGACGGGTTACCCCATACAACATAGAAGTAAACCTAAGGACCAGGCGGAGAAAGATGCTATGATGGATATGTATATAAGAATAGCTAAGTCTGGTGCCAATGTAATACTAGACAGGGCTTGGTACTGTGAAATGGTGTACGGGGATATTATGAGGGACAAATCATATATAAGTATGGGCCAGATGTATGAGCTGGAGTATCTGGTATCCAATAACGGCGGCGGTATTGTAATTCACTGCACCGATGAAACTAATAAGTTATGGGACAGATGCATGGAACGCGGTGAGGAGTATATACAAGATTATGAAACACTAGCAACTATTAAGCATAAGTATGATTGGCTTATGCATTCTGTACCTCATATATTACCCGTAGTCAGGTATACCATCAATGAGAACCTGTCCTAAATGCGGTTGGGAATACCCTAGCACTTATGTCAACACTAAATGTAAGTTTTGCGGTACTACATTTGATGTTCAGATATGCGGCACCTGTAAAAAGTTAGTCCCTACCTACAAGTTTTATAGACGTAGCGATGGAAGACTAACGCGGCGATGTCCAGACTGTAACCGCAAGAGTACTAGAGATTGGGATAACGCCAATAAAGAGCGAAGACTTGCTAGGGTATATAGGTTCTATGACAAGCGCCTCATCGCCGCTGAGAAAGAAATGTACGATTGGATGGAAAAACTACAGACACTCCCTTTTAAGGTTATGAGCGAAGATGAATGGTTAGAAACGTGTAGATATTTTGGAGGATGTGCTATATGTGGCAATGAATATATAGAGACCCGACACTTCTTTATACCCTTCGAAGAGGGCGGCCGATACACTGTATGGAATATGATACCTCTATGTGGTCAGTGTGCTGCTGGGCTACCAAAGTCTATTGGTAATCCTTTTAAGTGGTTTGACAAATATTTTGGCAATGCGGAAGCACTGGGATTAAATGAAGAACGTAAGAATAAACTAGTAAGTTACCTATACAACAAAATGAAGGAGGGTAAATGATGGAAGAAAGCTACACTATTGATGACTTCAAGGAAACAAAATGCTGTTTAACGTGCCGAAATTGGAATGTTGACAATACACTACAAGGTCGTTATATGTATAACACATGCCGTTATATGTACGAAAATTTCAAATGCGCTGCAGTGTTTCCAGCTACTTGGCAGTGCAAATATTACAATGGCCCATATACAACGGATTGCCCGTTTGGAGAACAGGAGTATAAGGAGGCCAGCGAATGAGGCAAATAAGAGCACAAGTATTTATAAATTTCACAAAGGAGTTATCTACACTATCAAAGTGTGAGGAAAGACACGTGGCTGCTATTATAACTGATAAAGAGTTGACACAAATATATAGCATAGGAATTAACGGAGGGCCTAAAGGACTACAGGATTGCTTGTGTAGGATAGATGGCAAGTATGGGTGCCTTCATGCGGAGGTCAATGCGTTAAATAAGTGCTTATCAGATGCACAAGATAAAGTAATGTTTGTGACACTAGCACCTTGTAAACAATGTGCCGCAGCTATCATAAATGCTCCCGGCGGTTTCAGTAGGGTATACTACCATGAGGACTGGAAGGAAGATACTGGTCTCAAGTTATTGAAGACGGCAGGTATACAAGTGATAAAATTGTAGTTTACGTTGAACTTCGATTATAATATAATAAGGGGCATTTTTAAGCCCCTTTGAAAAACTAGAAGTTTTACGGACTTGTAAAATTAATTAATACAAGTTCGTGATAAAGGGGGTAAGGTTAAACTATTAATATGCTATCACGTACACGTAAAAATTAATATAGACTTGTAACAAGTATATTTAATCGATTTTAATATATAAAGGGGTATAATATGGCAGAAACAAAGTAAAGAAAGGAGGATAGGACTATGTAATGAAGTCAGTTTTGGTACAGGACAATGTGCCTATGCAATTATTAATAGAAGAATTATTTTAAAGGGGGTTTTATTATGAAAGTCAAAGACATTAAAGCTTATGATGAATGGAAAGCAAATAATACAAACCCATATGGTTCAGCAATATTTAGATATGCTGAAAAGTGGGCTAATCTGATGGAAGAGAGGCTTACAAAAGGAGAAAAGATAGAAGATATTGCAAAAGAATTATCACATAAAGCAGACACAGAAGGTATAACTGGATTCATGTATGGTTGTGCAGTTAGTATTCTTTCACAATGCTGGGAATACGGAGAAGAATTGAGAGAATGGCACAATAAGCAATATAATTATGACGGAAAGGGAGTTGTAAATCCTGCTGTATTAAAAATAAATGGGTAAGTGAGGTCGAACATAATGCCTAAAGCGATATTGGAGTTAGAGATGCCGGAGAGTTGCATAAAATGTCCTTGTAGTTGGCGAATGAAAGATGACATAATAATTTGTGAAGTTATAGCGCATTATTGTCCTGAAGACGGCAGACATAAATATTGCCCACTGAAGCTGGTGGATGATAAGGAGGTATAGTATGGCTAGCATTAATATAGTAATACACGAGCATGAAAAACAGGCAGTGTTAAAGGTCTTGAGGAAAAAACAAGGTGTAACTATATCAGTGGCTAAGATTGGTGAGCTGGCTAAGATAAACCCTAATAGAACACGCTTCATCATCGAGGACCTGATTGAAGAAGGCAGGTTGAAGAGAATACCTACAAAGAAATTTAATGATAGGTATATTAGATATAGTTATGAGGTTTTATAAAGAAAATATTGAGTGAAGGGGAATGATTTGCAATGGCAGTTATTAAGAGCAAGCATAGGGCAGTAATCAAAAAAGGAACTAATTTCTCGTACAACCCAGAGACGTTTAATAAAGAGCATTCTGTAGATTTTTTTCATGAGGCCAAGTCAGCACAGGAAATAATAGACAACATAGTTCCATTTGAAATAAATGGAAAGAAGTTTATTGTGTTTGATACAGAGACCTATGCGACACCGTTGAAGAGCAATGAGATACCAAACGGATTGGTTAGAAGATGGGTAGGATCAGGTAAATCAGCAAAGCCGCAAGACTTACCATTTTGTATAAGTATTTGTGATGGTAAGAACGCATACACACTTCACGACACTTTGGACAATAACTACAATGAATTTCGTAAACTGTCTGCAATATTCGAAGATCCCAATATTGAGAAAATAGCTCATAACTGGAAGTTTGACGCTCATATGCTTCAGAATATAAACATGCGTATTAAAGGTAAAGTACACGACACTGTAGTTCTCACAAAGCTAACGGATGAAAATAGGTCCTCGTACCAATTAAAGGATATTGCTAGAAAATATGAAGGTCACATAGTTAAATTCGAGTATATGCTAGACGCTTACAAGAATACTCACAAGATTGCAGATTACAGGATGTTTCCTAGAGAATTGATAAACAACTACGCTAATGCCGACGTTTGGAACTGTTACTTAGTATTCATAAATGAATTCCCACTATTAGAAAAATATGGCTTGATGCCACTATATGAAAATGAGATGGAGCTTATGATAGCTTTATATGCTGCAGAAAGATACGGTATGAAAGTAGACCTAGATTACGAAAAACAACTCAAGACAGAGCTACAGACGTTAACTGATAATGCAGAGGCAGCGATATATGAAGAAGCGGGTAAGATATTCAATGTTAACTCTTCAAAGCAATTATACGAAGTGTTAATGGGCCTTGGTGTTGACGATAGACTAATACCAAGAACAGATAAAGGAAGCCCTCAGACTAACAAATATGTATTAAGTGACTTATCAGAGAAACATAATGTAACAATAGCTAGGAAGATATTGGAATATAGAAAATATGAAAAGCTTTTAACAACTTATGCGGTAGGTATCTATGACCAACGTAGTGCGGAAGGCAAGGTCCATGGTAATATAAACCAGACAGAGGCTACAACCGGCAGGATGAGCATAACGAAACCTGCATTGCAAACACTCCCGAAGAAAGATACCAGCATCCGTAGAGCATTTATCCCCTCGGATGGATATGAGCTATGGATGATGGACCTTGACCAAATAGAATATAGGATATTCTCTCATTATTCAAAGGCCGAAGGATTGATACAAGCTATTAAAAACGGGCAGGATATTCATAGAGCCACCGCGGCGATTATTTATAACATACCTTATGATAAAATAACAGATGAGCAGAGAACTAAAGCTAAGACGGTTAACTTCAGTTTGATATATGGACAGGGTGACCAGGCATTAGCAGCCTTTTTAAAGATGACTATAGGCGACGCAGTAAGATTTAAGAATAGATACTTCGCAAATATACCAGAGACCAAACCTTTCATAGATGCTGTAGAAAGAGTTACTAGAACTAGAGGGTATGTAGTTAATTTCTACGGCAGACGAAGGAGACTTAAATCAGATGAAGTGTACAAAGCACCAAACGCATTAATACAGGGTTGCGCAGCTGACTATATAAAGCATAAAATGGTTAGGATATACAAATATTTAAAGATGAATAACTACAAGACTAGAATGCTGCTGGTAGTACATGATGAACTTATATTTGAAGTACACAAGGATGAGAAACACCTGATACCGAAGCTTCGCTGGTTACTATCTGACTTCGAGACCTTCAGAGTGCCTATCACTGCAGGAGTTGAGAAAGGTAATCCATCATGGGGTCAAAAAGTTGAACCGGAAGATGTGGGATTTGAAGCATTCATAAAAGAGGAAGTAAATGCTATAGACAATTTCAATGTGTTCGATGGTTCAGTGTTCAGCTAGAGTATAGGTTTCGCACGGAAGGCCTTTTTAGTAGGGACATTACCACCTTCCTCAGTAATTATTACTTCCGTAGTAATCCGCGAAAAAACGTGATATAATAATAGATAGGGAAATAATAAATGCGGGAGGTGAGCCAAATGAAATTAGAAAAAACCACATATCTTAACTGCTTCTGCGATTTCTCGCACGGGGCACGAATAAGAACGGAAAGTGGTCGTTTCCTCGGAGCGACCTGCGACCCCGGAGAGGCCGAAAACATCATCAGGAATTACTTCATGACTGAATTTTTCCCCGAACCAGTTCATGTATACTTTGGCGGGGAAATTGGACAAGACGGAGTATTGGGATACACTTTCAGTATCACAGAGTGATAGCGACTTAGAATATTAAAATTAAGGAGGATATGATATGAGCAAAAAGTTGATATGGAACAACTGCAAAAAGATTGGTGAAGTAAAGAAATCAAACAGAACTAAGGTTGTAGTCGAATTAGTTGCGAGAGACGGTGTTAAGTACATTAACATAAGAGGCTGGTACATCAGAAAGAGAGACAATGAATGGAAACCGGCACTGGACGGTATAGCAATTCCTATTAGCATCCCAATAGACGGCAAGTTAGCCAGACCTACAGAAGGTTTATTAGAACTAATACAAGAAGCTTTAGCACACGCTGAAGACTTTCCAATAGAAGACGAAGCTAACGCTGTATGGGTGGAGAGCAAGAAATAGGAGTGATACAGCGCCCAGTACTCACTGGGCGTGTAATGCGGCCAAGGACGGTTCCAAGCCCGTGTAAACGCAGAGGACACAAATTATAAATTAGGAGTGATGGATATGAAGAAAATCATAGCTAAAATGGTTGACGAAGAGAGAGAAAGTTGCGATAGATGCGGTAAAGTATTCAAAAACAATTCAATAATAGTCGTAGTCTATGGAATGTTATTTTGCAGCAACGAATGCGCATTCAAAGTGTTCCCAGACCTTAATAAAGATGATTTAGAAACAATATTAGCTAGTGATATAGGGGTGGAATAATGTTTGGACTATTTAAGCGTAGGCAGAAGAAACAAATCAGACCAATAACGTTGCAAGATTTCATTGGACAAGAAAATACTAAGCTAACTCTTAGTGTTGCATTGAATGGTGCTAAACAGAGAGGCTCAAAGTTAGAACATATAATAATCTACGGACCTCCTGGTTTAGGCAAGACTACACTGGCTAATATAATTGCAACAGAAATGAGAAGTAAACTACACACTAGGATAGGTCCCGCTCTACAAAAACAAGCAGACATTGTAGATTTGTTTGAGGACATATTCGAAGGCGATATTATATTCATAGATGAGATACACCGCATACCAGTAAGGCTAGAGGAACTGCTATACACGGCTATGGAGGATAGTTATATAGATTTAGGCGATGGAAGAATGGATATACCAAGCTTCACACTAATAGGTGCGACAACCAGATTAGGTAACTTATCTAAACCATTGAGAGATAGGTTTGGGATTCAGTTAAGATTAGAATTATACAGTCAAGAAGAACTTGTAAGCATTGCGCACAGGACGGCGAGCGTTCTAGGCGTAGATATAACTAGTGATGGTGCGTTGACATTAGCGAGCAGGTCGAGAGGTACACCAAGGATATTAAACAGTTTCATAAGACGCGCCGTAGATATGATGCACGCAACTGGCAAAGACACTATAGATGAAACAGTTGCACTAGCCACATTAGAGATGCTAGAGATAGACGAACTTGGACTGGACAGAATGGATAGAAAGATACTTGATATTTTAGTCAATAATTACAATGGTAACCCTGTAGGTATTAATACGCTAGCAGTAAGTGTTGGTGAAGAAGCTAAGACCATTCAAGAAGTATATGAACCATATCTAATAGCCAGTAAGCTAATCCAACCTACAAGCAGGGGTAGAGTAGCGACCCAAAAAGCTATAAATCATATAAGGGGGATGTAAGATATGACTGTTCACGAAGTTATCGAAGCGTTTGCAAGAGGTGAGAAGTCAGGTGGAGCAAGTAGGTGTAAATATTACCCACAAGGAAGGTTGAGAATAGAGGGTGATAAGCTATATAACTACAATACAGTGATTGCCTACTGGTTCAATGGAATCATGCTAATAAATGGAACTAGATACTCAAAGACTACATCGGTGCATCAGAATAGGTTAAAGAGACAGAACGTTAAGAAATTAGTTGTAGATGAGGATACATTGAATGAGGTTATGCATTATGGTGATTTGTATATAGACACAATTAAAAAATTATTAAGAAAGGAGGCTGCTAAAGATGTATAAACCAGGTTACTATCTATTTGAAGGTAATTTGTTAGAATATTATGGCGATGATGAAGTTTTCGATATAGACAGTGGCGAAATATACCCTGTTTGTATATTAGATGTTTCAGAATACAAAGGAGGATTTGAATAAAGGGGGTATGCGTTAGTGCGCATAAAAGATTTAACAGTAGGTGATAAAACTACAATAGATCTACTGGTATTATCATCAAGTATTAGATTGACCGCTAATAAAAAGCCGTATCTAGACATGATACTATCAGATGGTACTGATAAGATTTCAGCTAAGAAGTGGGACTGGAACATATCTGGCAAACCTGAGGTCGGCACTGTAGTTACCATCAATGCAGATGTAACTGAATGGGCTGGCAACAAACAATTAATAATTTCATCTGTAAGCCGTAGTACAAAAGGACCTGAGGAGTTTGCACCAAAGGGAGACTTCAATATTGATGACTACAAGGCTAAGTTGAATATGTTACTCCTGAATATGGAGAATACATCGCTGAATAACTTAGTGACAAAAATCTTTGACGACTATTTGGAACAATGGGAAACAGCTCCTGGTGCGACTAACGTGCACCATGCCTATTTGGCAGGGACGTTTCAACACAGTATAGACACAGCGATAATTGCTAAGGCTATTGCAACGAACATAGACGAATGTAATGTAGACTTATGTGTAGCTGGTGCATTGTTACATGATGTTGGAAAACTATTTGTCTACGAGTTGAATGGTTCAGTAATTAACTACACAGATTATGGTCACTTGCTAGAGCACATTGTAGGC